TCATTTAGTCGCTTCGCTCGGGGCCTGCATCCGGTAGCCGAGACCGCGCACAGTCTCGATCAGATCGACTCCGAGCTTCTTGCGCAGGCGTCCGACGAAGACTTCGATCGTGTTGGAGTCCCGGTCGAAGTCCTGGTCGTACATGTGCTCCACCAGCTCGGTCCGGGAGACCACCTGCCCCATATGGTGCATCAGGTAGGAAAGCAGCCGGAATTCATGCGAGGTGAGTTTCAGCGGCACGCCGTCCACGGTCGCCTTCGAAGCCTTGGTATCGAGCCGCACCGGCCCGCAGACGATCTCGGAGGAGGAGTGGCCGGCCGCGCGGCGGATGAGCGCCCGAACCCTTGCCAGCACTTCCTCGACATGGAAGGGCTTGGCGACATAATCGTCCGCGCCCGCATCGATGCCCGCCACCTTGTCGCTCCAGCGGTCTCGCGCCGTCAGCATCAGCACCGGCATTCCCTTGCCTTCGGCGCGCCATTTCTCGACCACCGTGATGCCGTCCATCATCGGCAGGCCGATATCCAGAATCACCGCGTCATAGGGTTCGGTTTCGCCGAGATAGTGCCCCTCTTCGCCGTCGAAGGCCTGGTCGACCACATAGCCGGCTTCCTTCAGCGCATCGGAAAGCTGCCGGTTGAGATTGACGTCGTCTTCGATCACCAGAATACGCATGAACCGTCCTCGTAATTATAAGCTCGGGCTTCCGTGGCCACGGCAGCATTCAGCCTACATCGGCACCCTTACGGTGACCTTACGCGGCCTTTCGCTGCCGCTACCCTGCACAAGCACGGTCACGACGCAAGTCTGGCCGTCGGAGGAAGGCTCGGCCGAAAGCAGCTGGCCGCCGGTTTCGCGCACGACCCGCGATGCGGCCGAGCCGCAGTCGCTTGCAACGAGAATAAGGTAATCACGCGCGGACGCCCTTTCCGGCAAAAAACCGGAGCCCCCGGCAATGCCGGCGGCGAGTATCGCTATGATCGGCAGTCGCGCCATGGTTACAACTTCCACTTATGTGACGGACAGGTTTCATATCCAAAGCATGTGGGAACTATGTAACCAAAGGCCCCTGAATGGCAAATGAATGATGCCCTCCATCCCCCGCCCAGGCCTACCTGCCGCGGATGCCGCTCCCTGCAACGATCCGGCCGTAAAGAGCCACCAATCCGCCTGCCACACCCGCAAGAGTGACAGCAATATCCGCAAGTTCGGACTGCACCTCGTTGCCGAGATTTATGCCCGTCGCCTGCAGTAGCGATGCGGCGACAGCGATCAGCGCGCCCCATACCGTCTTCGACTGATACCATGCCTTCATGCCGTCCATGCTCGTCTCCTCTTGCTAGAATGAAATGATTGCTGAGGCCGGAATCCCGAGCGCGACTGCCCGCCCGAGCTGACGTATCCGCACCGAAAGCCGCTCCTGCGGCGCACCGAAATCGGCCGCTTCCGCCGCCGCCTCGTAGATGAATGCGGGCTCGCCTGCCTCCGCGGTCCGCCTCACCGCTGCACTGTCCATGATCTCGACCAGATAGCGTTCTTCCGGCTCATCCAGCGGTATCTCTGCCCCTTCCCAGGTATCCGCATCGATCCGGCTGCGGCGCGTCCATTCCAATCGAATATCGCCGTTCGCCTGCCGCATTCCGCGCAGATGCACGGGAGCAAGCGGCGTCTCGGCACGGGTTCCGCCCGCAAATATCTGCGGACCGATTCGCCCGCCGCCGCTTGCGGCCGCCTCCGCGAGCCAGTTGAGGCCAAGGCCGCGCTCCTCGGGCGCCAACCCGAGAGGCATGACCGCCCCATCCAGCACGACCACGGGTGCTCCGGCCGCAGCCCCTGCGGCAGCCGCATCCTCGCTGCCGGCGAGCCCGCGCAGCAGTCCCGACAATCGCCAGCGATTCGGCCCGATCTCCTCCGCCTCGGCGAAGTCGATCACCTCCCAGGCGCCATTCAGCGCCCGGACCGCGATCCTGTTTTCACCGTTGAGCAGAGCCAGCCTATCCACCGAGGAAAGCCCTCCGAAGGAAAGATCGACCACGATCGGCCGCGCCCTGTCGAACCTCCCGAAAATACCCGAGGGAGAAAGCGCCTCCACAAGCAGGCCTACCCGCGCCGGACGGTCGAGCACCGCCCGCGTCCGGTATCCCTCGCCCGAAACGGAAGCGGAGATGACGATTCGCCGCCATGGTTTCGCAAAGCCCGCCACCCGCGCAAAACCCGTTGCCTCTCCGGAGGAAAAGCGTGGCAGGTCGAGGAAGTGCAGGACGGGCGAGAAGGCGTTCGACGCCGTGCCTCCGCCCACCGGCTTGCCCGTCTCTTCGATCGGAGCCGGCGCGCTCGCGGGCGAATGCCGCCGCGCCTCGATGCGCCGCGTCGCCCTCTCCTCGATCCGCTCGATGATGAAGACCCCGTCCGGACCGCCGGCGAGCTGAACCGCGTCGCCCGGCTCGGGCGATATCTCGTTCGGCGAAAGCGCGAAATTCAGCGTCCGCCTGGCAATCCGATGGTCGCGCAGCAGGTTCTCCACCGCAATCAGCGCCGTTTCCTCCGCCAGCACGGCCGGCAGGTCGTAGCCGAGCACGCGCAGGCTCTCCGCCCGCGCCCTTCTGGAGCGCGTGCTTGCCTGCTCATAGTTCAGCGCCGGGTTATAGGATGTCAGGATCGCTTCCGCGGCGAAATCGCTGTCGTGACCGCGAAGCTCGCTCCAGAGCGGCCCATCGTCCGGGTCAGCCAAAACGCTCAGTTGGCGGGGAGCAAGGCCGGCCTTGCCCCTGGAGCGGAAGCGCAGCCTGCCCGCGTCTTCCCGCACATCCACCTGGAAGACTTCGAGCAGCGGTTCCAGAAGCGCCCGCGCCGAGGTCACTTCGCCTTGCACATAGCCGACGAGATCGCTGCTGACCTCCGAGACGTCGAAATCGGTAAAACCGTGCTCCATCAGCAATGCCGCGATCGCATCAGCAAGCGTCGTTCCGCCCAGCCGGCCGTTCAGCCAATGGCCGGTGCGCCAGTTGCCGCCGTCGCTCCACAGCGAAAGGTCGTTCGGAAAAGCCGGATAGGGCCGCGCATCCCAGGTCCAGACGAAGACATGGTCCGGATCGACCGTGCCCGGCCGCGCGCCTTCGCCGCGCCACCAGTCGTGATGCGCTTCCAGGAATCGCCGCTGCATGCTGTCGGAGCGCGCGCCGCTGGAGAAATGCGGCACCGCGCTTTCGGTGGATTTCGGATCGAGAAAGACGTTCGGCTGGTTCGCTCCCTTGTCGATCGCCGCGCAGCCGAGTTCGGTGAACCAGACCGGCTTCATCCCAGGCTCCCAGGCCGTGGGCTCCGGCTTTTCCGCGCCGCCAACGCGGTCGTAATGACGGTTCGACCACCAGCCGAAGATGTCCTTGTGCCGGAACGTCCAGTGCTTCTGCGCCAACCCATCGGTAATGGGAGATCTGATGCGGTTTTCCCGGTTCTCGGCGCCGGCATAGTACCAGTCGTAGCCTTCTCCGGCCTCGATCTGCCGCTGCAGGGCCTCCACATCGTCCGCAGTCCGGAAACCGTCGGGATTGCCGTCCGCGAAATCGGTATCCCGCCAGTCCCCGAGCGGCATGTAGTTGTCGATGCCGACCGCATCGATCGCGGGCGACGCCCAGAGCGGGTCGAGATGGAAATGCACCTCGCCGGAGTCGTCCTGCGGGTGATAACCGAAATATTCGCTCCAGTCAGCGCCGTAGGTCAGCCTGGTGCCCGTTCCGACGATCGCCCGCACGTCCTCCGCCAGCCGCACCAGTTGCTGCACGAACGGAAAGCCGCCGGCGTCGTCGCGAAGCTGGGTCAGCCCGCGCAGTTCCGAACCGATGACGAAGCCGTCGATACCACCCGCCACCGTCGCCAGGTGCGCATAGTGCAGGATCATGCGGCGATAGCCCTCGTCCCGCCCTTCGTACCTCACGCTGCCGCTGCCCTTGCGGAAATCGCCCGCGGTCGCCGAGCCGCAGAAGGCCTCCACCTGAGTTCTCGCCATCGCCGTCCTGTCGGCGCTGCCGGGCCGCATCGGCGCCGGAAAGCAGGTGATCCGCCCGCGCCAGGGAAAGGCCGACTGCTCGGAACCGCCATAGGGGTCGGGCAAGCCGTTTCCGGGCGGCACGTCCATCATCACGAAGGGATAGAGGTAGACCTTGAGCCCGCGCGCCTTGAGGTCCGCGATCGCCTGCAGCACGCTGCGGTCGCTCGGCGTTCCGCCATAGGTGGGGCCTCCGTCGACGCTGCTGATGAGATAGGCGTCCCCTCGCGCGATGCCGCTGACCGACCAGGCCCGGCTTTCGCTCCTCCTGGCGCTCACCTCGACGCCCGGCACGATCCGGCAGTGGCCGGCCCGCAGGTCGGTCCCGAACCAGGAGACGACCAAGGCCACCCGTTCAAGGTTCGGGCACACCGCCGTCAGTTCGTCCAGTGAAGCCTCCCAGTCGGTGGAAGCCGTCAGCGTGTTGCGGTTCATGATCCGGGCGCTGCCTTCGCCCGTCTTTTCCGTCACCCGCTCCGTGGCATAGCCATGCTCCGTCGCGCCGGGGATCATCGTCACGGCGCGGATCTGCGTCTCCAGCCGCCCCACCGGCCGCACCACCTCGAACTGCAGCAGCGGAATGCGATTGCCGAAGGTCTCGAGCGGCAATCGCTCGAAAACCACATAAGCAAGCCCGCGATAGGCCGGCGCATTGCCCTCGCCCTGCTTGGCTTCCATCAGCGGATCGGGAAGCTGGTCCTCCGTCCCGCGATAGACCCGCATTTCCAATGAGGTCACGTCGAGTTCCCGCCCGTCGGCCCAGACGCGCCGGATAGAGGCGATCGGCCCCTCGCAAAGCCCCGCCGCGAAGTTCGCGAAATAGCGAAAATTCTCGATCCTCGGCCCGCTTCCCTTGCCGCCCGCCCGCTCTTTCGTAACCTCTTCCTCGAAGCGCGTCGCCCAGATCAGCGTGCCGCCGATCCGCGCCGTGCCGTAGAGCCGGTTGATCGCGGTCCCCTCGTCTGCTCCCGGAATGCGTGCGGTCGCAAGGCGCGCGCCCGAGATCGTGCTGCCGCCGCCGAGCAATGCCCGGTCGACCATGCTGCCCGCAAGCGCTCCGGCCGCCCTGCCGACAATCGCGCCCACAGGACCGAACACGCCGCCGAGTGCGGCACCCGCAGCCTGGAAAAGGATGGTGGCCATCTGAATCCTTCAGCGATCCAGCGCTTGCCACTGGATACCCGCTTAAATTGTGATAGCGTCGGAAAATTCGGGAGCAGAAGCAGCAAGCGCCGAACCAGCCGGCGCGCCGGTGAGGATGGGCCCCACCGGCCTCGGCAAGGGCCTTGCTCTCGAACATGGAGGTAATGCTATGAGGCTAACGCCGATCGGCATTGCGCTTATCTTGAAAGTGACCCGGACGGGCTGGTCTATGACCGTCCGGATCCATTTCAAAAGATAAGTAAACCGGTGGGCGAGGTAGCAGCCTCGCTCACCACTCCATAACAATAGGTCAATCGACGGCTTTTTTCAATCACACCGTGATACCGGGAAACCTGTGCACGGCGGCAATCCGCCGTCTCCATGAAGGCACCAGCGCCGAGCGGGTCACAGCGCTCTGCTCGTAGGCGTGAATGAAATGGTCCGGCCCAACCAGAATGCCCGCGTGCTTGGCCGCACAGTCCGGCCGCCAGCGAAACAGCAGCAGGTCGCCCGGCTCCGCTTCACGCAGCGGCAAGGCTTGTCCGAACAGCCGAAGCGCGGCCTCGACCAGCCGGTCCTCGCCGGAGCGCTCCGCCCAATCCGGTGCGTAGGGTGGCACGGCCTCCGGCTCCCCGCCGTAAAGCTCCCGCCAGATGCCGCGGATCAGGCCGATGCAGTCACAGCCGATACCCTTGGCCGCGCCCTGATGCCGATAGGGCGTTCCGATCCACCTCTCCGCCAGCGCCACCACCCTTGCGCCAACGGCGCTCATTCGAAGATCGGGCTGCCGTCGTGCACCCGCTCCCCGTCTGCATAGGAATAGGCGAAATCCGCACCGGGAACATGCGGAAACCCGCGAAAGTTCAAGTGATTTGCGAAGCGCGCCTTGCAAGTCGCAAAGGTCTTGTCGCACCCGGCCGCGAGGGTGAATGCCTGCCCCGCCTCCAGAGGCTTTTCTGGCGGAATCCAGAAGGCAAGCACGGCCGTCCCGTCCGCATTCGCCTCATGCGCCTCGATGTCGAGACTTGTCCCGTCCGCCATCGTCATCCCGCCGCGCCGAAAGAAGCCGTCAGGAAATGCTCCGAGTCCCGAAGCCACGATCCGGCTTATGTCCCGCACCTCGACGATCGTTCCTGCCGCCCGCCACCTGCTCAGGTCCACCCTACAGCGGCTGTCTCCGAGGCTCGCGTCGCATCGCCTGCCATAGATCCGCCCCTGCGACTGGTTCAGCCGATGCGCGATGCTGCGCAGTTCCGCGCGAAACTCCCCGCCGGCGCGCGAGACCTCGCCGATCTCGCGAACCGCCAGCAGCATATGCTCTGTCGGCGCCTGCCAGTTGACGAGGAACAGCTCCACCCTTGCGCCGTCGTATTTCCCCGCCGCCAGATCACCTTCGCTGATCGCCCCGCTCGAAAAGCCGCCCGCCACTTCCGATGAATCCGCCTGAAGCCCGGTCGCCGCCTCCGTCTCTCCCGCGGCAAAGCCGCTGGCTGCCAGGAAGGTCGTGCCGGCGAAACTCAAGTCGCCGTCATGCTCGGTAAAACCGAGCACCGCGCCGTCGCGGCGCGTCACCCGCCAGCAATGGCAGGTTGTCGTCGCCTCGTTCTTCAGATGCGCGGCCAGCGCCGCCGGAACCTGTCTCATGCGAGTATCTCCGTCAGCGGAATGGTCGGAATGCGCCCGGCATCGAAATGCGCGAGATTGACGTCGATCCGGTCGGTATCGAAGCGAACCGGCACGTCGAATTCATAGCCGGACGTTACCGGCGCACCCGCCGGCGGAACGTGCCCGGCCGCAAAGGTCACGATCCCCGTCGCCGTATCGACCGCGTAGGAGGAGCGCGGCTGCACCTCTCCGCCGACCGCGACCATCACCGATCCGTCCACCGGCTTGACGATCCGCCGCCGCCAGCTTCCGCCGGCATCGCCATAGGTCTTGACGAGCTGGAAACCGGCCGTCGTTCCATCACCCGAGCCGATCGCCTGGTCCGCGGCGGAAACTGCCCTTCCCGGCGCGCAGGATTTCCAGTCCACCGGATCGCGGAAACGGAAACCGTAGAGCTGCCCGCCCCGCGCCTCGAAGAATTCCAGCACGGCATAGAGATCGTCGATCGATTTCACGCCCGACCCCGCATCGTAGCTGCGTCTGGAATTGCGCCAGCGCTGGTTGCGGTTCTCGCGCCCGTTGGAAAGGTTGACGATATCGGTGCGCCGAACCGGCCCGCCGCTCACGCCGAGCGCCAGCCGCAGCGGAAACCGCACCTCGTGAAAGCCGCTCATCGCTCAGCCTCCTTTTACAAGCCGCGCCGGCCGCGCGCGACGCTGCGCGCCAGCATGGCGGAGATCTGCCCCTCGCTTTTCCGGAAACTCGCGGCATCCGTCGCCGTCACGTTGAAGACGACCTGCGGCATGCCCCCGCCGCCTCCAGCGGCAACGCCGAGCGATCCATCCGGCCCGCGCTTCAGCGGTAGGATCGCTTCGGCGCCCGCCTCGCCCATCAGGCCCATATCGCCGCCCATCGGAAAGAAGCTCGGAGATCGCACCACCCCACCGTCTGCGAAAGGCACCACCGACCCCATCATGCCGCCGATCGCATTGCCGAGCAGGTTTTCCAGCGGCTTCAGCCCCGCCGCCAATCCTATGTCGGAAAGCCGGTTTCCGAGACCACGCAGCACATCCTCCAGGCCGCGCCCGCCGACGGTCGCGGATCGGAGCGCGCCGGTCAGCGCCGCACCGAAGCGCTGCGATCGCGCCTCCAGATCGGCCATCACATCGGCCAGCGCCTCCGCTCCGCCGAGCGCGCCCGCGAATTCGTTGTCGTCGTTTTCCATTGATGTCTCGCGTTAGTTGGGATGCCCCTCATCCGGCTGCCGCCACCTTCTCCCCGCATGCGGGGAGAAGGGATATGCCGCACCGGCTTCCTCATTCCGCACCGGTAGANCCCGCCTCGCCCATCAGGCCCATATCGCCGCCCATCGGAAAGAAGCTCGGAGATCGCACCACCCCACCGTCTGCGAAAGGCACCACCGACCCCATCATGCCGCCGATCGCATTGCCGAGCAGGTTTTCCAGCGGCTTCAGCCCCGCCGCCAATCCTATGTCGGAAAGCCGGTTTCCGAGACCACGCAGCACATCCTCCAGGCCGCGCCCGCCGACGGTCGCGGATCGGAGCGCGCCGGTCAGCGCCGCACCGAAGCGCTGCGATCGCGCCTCCAGATCGGCCATCACATCGGCCAGCGCCTCCGCTCCGCCGAGCGCGCCCGCGAATTCGTTGTCGTCGTTTTCCATTGATGTCTCGCGTTAGTTGGGATGCCCCTCATCCGGCTGCCGCCACCTTCTCCCCGCATGCGGGGAGAAGGGATATGCCGCACCGGCTTCCTCATTCCGCACCGGTAGATTGGGCACGTCCCCTCCCCCCGTCAAAACGGAGGGTCGGAGCGAAGCGACGGGGAGGGGTAAATCCGGAAACGCCAGCATCAGCGCCTCCAGCCCCTGCCTCTCGATCGCCCCGCCCCGCGGCCGCATCCCGCCCGTCATGGCGGAAAGCTCCAGCGGCGTCAGCGTCCAGAAATCCCTGGAGGAAAGCCGCAGCAGGCAGAAGCCGGCATGCATCGCCGCCTTCCACGGAAAGGGCTCGGCCCGAGCCGCTTCCCCGCCCGCTGCGGCATTCAAGGGTTTTGCGGCACGCCTTCCTGCGGACCGGCGAACGTCGCCGCCAGAAGATCGCCGACAATCCGCGCATAGCCGGCAACCCCGCCTTCCACGCTCATTGCCGCCACCTCGTCGTCGGAAAAGATATTGCCGCCGCCGCGAAGGCCGGCGCCGATCACCCGGATCATGTCCGCCGCCTTCAGCCGCCCGGAAGAGAACCGTTCGGCAAGCCCGTTCAGATCGCCGGCCGCGAACGCCGTTTCCAGTTCCGCCAGCGCCCCCAGCGTCAGGCAGAGTATGCGGCGCTCGCCGTCGATCACCGCCTCCACTTCGCCGCGCCTGCGGTTCGCCCGCCCGCCCATCGCCGCCATCATCGGATCGCTCCGAAGATCAGCGCCCCGGCCGATTCCAGCGCCAACTCGAACTGCACTTCGCCATTGTGGTCGCCGGAATATTCGAGCGCAGTCACCTGGAAGAGCCCGCTCACCGTTCCAAAATCCGGGATCACCACCTGCCAGTTCAGGATGCTGGCCGCGAAGAAGGCCGTCCGCACCAGCCCGTCACTCGCCTGGTCCTTGAAGATGCCGGCCCCGGTCAACGAAGCACGCTGCACGCCCGCCCCGCCCAGGAGCTCGCGCCAGCGGCCCGCACTTTCGGCATCCGTCACGTCCACCGTCTCGGCATTGAAGGCGAGCCGGCGGGAGCGCAGCCCCGCCACCGTCACGTAGCTTCCGCCGTCGTCAATCTTCAGAAGCAGGTCCTTGCCCTTCTGCGCCGCCATGGTTCCATCCTCTCGAAATTGAAAAAAGCGCCGCGAGGCGCATGTCATGGAAATGTCGCTTCCGCCGGAATGCGTCGCCTGCTACTGCAAGGCGGCACGCCCTCCTCTATTGCCCCGTCGCCATGGCCTCTCTTCCCATCCGCTCCATCCAGACCGTCGCGGTGCTGGCCATCACGCAGCTCACCGGCTGGGGCACGAGCTTCGAAGTGCTCGGCGTCATGGGGCGTGTGATCGCGCCGGAACTCGGCCTGGCAAACGAAATCATCTTCGCGGGCCTCACCATCATGATGATCGTCAGCGCGCTTGCCGGCCCTTTGACCGGCCGTCTGCTCGATCGCCATGGCGCAGCCCGCGTCCTTGCCGCCGGCGCTCTGGCATTTGCGCTGGGTCTCTCGATCCTGGCGGCCGCAAATGGCTTGCTGCTCTATATTCTCGCCTGGATCGTCATCGGCATCGGCGGCGCATTCGGGCTGTCCGCTCCGGCCTATACCGCGGTGGTCGAACGCGAGGGACCGAACGCCAAGCGCACGATCGCCGTCCTCATGCTGTTCACCGGCCTCTCGGTCACCATCTTCTGGCCGCTCCTGAGCCTGCTCAACGAACTGATCGGCTGGCGCTTCACCTTTGTCGCCTGCGCAGCCATCCAGCTTTTCGTGTGCCTGCCGCTCTATCTCTTCGCTCTTCCGAAGCCGATCGCCCGCCAGGAACAGGGTGCGAGCGCCGATCTCGCGTCCGTGGAACTCTCGGCAGCCGAACGTAGGAAAGCCTTCCTGCTCGTCGCGGCCACCACCACCATCGCTTCCTTCGTCACCTTCGGCCTCGCGCCCTCTCTCCTCGAACTGCTCCGCCAGTCCGGCGCAACGCCCGAGTTCGCGCTGCAGCTCGCCGCCGCGCGCGGCGTCATCGGCATTTCGGCGCGCGGTGTCGACATGCTGCTCGGCCGGCGCGGCAATCCGCTGCTGACCTCGATTGCCGGCACCTGCCTGATCCTGCTCAGCTTCACCTGCCTCCTGGGCTTGCCGCCTTCGACCGCCAGCCTTTGCGCCTTCATCCTTCTCTACGGTTTCGGTTCCGGCGTGCTCGCCGTCGCCCGCGCGCTTCTGCCGCTCGCGCTCTTCTCGCCTCGCGAATACGGGCTGCAGGCAGCCCGTCTCTCGCTGCCGCAAAATCTCGCCAATGCGGCAGCCCCGGTGATCTTCACCGCGCTCCTCGATCGCGCCGGCTATCAGGCGGCCATCCTCTTCGCCATGGCGCTTGCGCTCGTCGCCCTTGCCGCCGTCCTCATGCTGATCGGCCTGGTGCGCAAAGCGCGCGCGAAGGCATCATGACGCCGGCTCCGTCACCGCGCGAAAGCGAATATCGGCACGGAACAGCTTCGATTTCGCCTCGCGCCGTATGCGCATATCCCGGTGCCTGAGGTTCACGAGAACCGCACCGTCGAGCGCAAACGCGGCATCGTCGAGCAGCATGCGCACCCGTCCGGCGATCTCCACCACCTCCCTGCGCCCTTCCGCACCGGACCAGACCTCCAGCGTCAGCAGATGCTCTTCCGCGTCCTCCGTCGAGGTCGAATAGTCCCTCGTCTCCATCTCGCCGAAAACGATGCAGGGCATCACGGCTCGGGCAAGCCAGCGGTCGCGAATGCCGTCCCGTCCAACGAAGCCGGCAAGCACCGCATCACCGGAAAGCCTCGCATGGATCGCCGCAAGCAGGGCATTCGCAGCCGTCGTCATCGGCTCTCCTCCTCGCATTGGCAGACGAGATAGCGCCGCGTCTCGTCCGGATCGCGCGCGAGCTTCACCGTGAAGATTCGCGCGCCCTTGCGGAACCGCATTCCGGCCTTCACGTCCTCGCGAAAGCGGACCCAGATGCGGTGGCTCACCGTGCCGGTCTCCGCCACCGCCTCCTCCCTCACCACATGCGAGACCGGCTCGATGCGCGCCCACATGGAGGCGAGCACGTCCCAGCCGGTCACCGCGCCGCCCTGGCCGTCCGGCGCCACGTTCGGCGCCTCCAGGTCCAGCCTGGCAGTCATCTGCCCCGGATCGAAAAAGACGATCGCCATGCTCAGAGCCTCCGCATCCGGAACGGCCCGATCAGCCGCTCGTAGCCGTCCGGAATTCCGGCCGGCTGCTGGTCGGGCGAGATCGCACCGCGGAAGGCGAACATGTGGCCGATATGGATCGACATCGCCCGCTTCAGCGTGTCCGGCGCCTCCGCGCCCGCCTCCCCGTAGCCGGCGGAAAAGTCGATCTCGATGCCGTTTGCCGTGCGTCCCGGCTCCGGTCTTTCGCGCAACCAAAGTCTTGCCGGACGGCCCGCGCCGTCCAGAAAATGATCCTCAAGTGAAACTTCAGAAGCAGCGCCGTCCGCGTCGTAAACGGTAATCTTCCGAATCGCTTGCACCGGCGATTTCAGAATTCGAATCACGCCGTCGCGGGGCCAGCGGTCGAGGTATAACCGCCAGCCCTGCACGATGAGGCAGAGCCCGGTCTCGCGCTCCAGGTGTTCGCGCGCCGTCGCGATCAGCGAGGTCAGAAGCGCATCCTCCTCGCCGCCGTCGAGGCGCAGATGCGCCTTCACCTCGGCAAGCGTCAGCGGCTCCGCGGTGGGCGGATGGATAAGGGCGTAGGTCATGGGGGGTCCTTCGGAGGCGAATAGCGAATAGTTTTTAGCGAATAGAGGAGTGCCAAACGAAATGAGGGAGACTAATGCCGCCCCTCTATTCGCTATTCGCTACTCGCTATTCGCTCCTGCGCGCATCAATTCGCCGCGAACTTCACCAGCTTGATCGCCTCGAAATTCTGCACCCCGCCGCCCACGCGCTTGGTCGTGTAGAAGAGCACATAAGGCTTGGCCGAATAGGGATCGCGCAGAATGCGCACGCCCGCCCGGTCGACGACGAGATAGCCGGCGCGGAAATCGCCGAAGGCGATCGAGAAGGCGTCGGCCGCGACATCCGGCATCTCCTCCGCTTCCGCGATCGGAAAGCCCATCAGCGAAGCCGGCTGGCCGGCCGTTGCCGGCGGACGCCAGAGATAATTGCCGTCCGCATCCTTGAACTTGCGGATGTCGGCCTGCGTCCTACGGTTCATCATGAAAGTGCCGTTCTGGCGATGCCCCGCCTTCAGTGAATAGACCGCGTCGATCAGCGTATCGGAAGGGCCGTTCGCCGCCCAGTCGCCCGCCCGCCCGGTCGCCACATAGCCGAGGCTGCCCCAGGCCCAGACCTCTTCGGCCACCGTGGGATAGGAGAGAAAGCCGCGCGGCTTGTTCACGCCGTCACCGCGGATGAAGGCATCGCCCTCCTGCTCGGCGAAGACGATGTCCACCTCGCCGGCGATCCAGGCCTCGATGTCCACCGCCGCATCGTCCAGCAGGCTCTGGGTCGCCGCCGGCATGGCATAGAGTTCCATGGTCGGGAAGGAGAGTTCGGAAAGCTGCGGTGTGGCGGTCTGCGGCCGCGCCGCCGTCTCCGCCACCCAGCCGGTCGCAAGTCCGGTCGCGGCAAACGGCTTCTTCAGCACGGCGGAGGAAACGGTCCTGACGGTCGAGAGCGCCCGCATCGGCGAGACCACCGAGATCCGTCGTCCGATTTCGGTGTCGGTTTCCGGCGGCACCAGATAGCCGCCATCGGCTCCGGCGCCGGAGGAGAAGGCCTTGGCCTCCAGTTCGCGCAGCCCCGCTTCCTCGCCGCGCCGCACATAGGCGTCGAAAGCCGCCTTGTGCTCGACCGCATCCGCGGAAAGCTCCCCACCGCCACGACCAAGCGGCGGGCGCGCCTTCTTGAGCGCCAGCTGGTCGAGCACCTTCTTCTGCTCGTCCATGACGCGGTTGATGCGGTCCATCTTGTCGCGCGTCACCACATCCGAAGTGAGCTTCGTCTCGATCTCGTCGAGGCGGCGATCGTTGACCTCCTTGAAGGCTTCGAACGCCTCCATGAAATCGTCGAAAGCCGCCGTCACCGTTTCCGGCACCGCCTTCACCTCGGGCGCAACTTTCATCTGTTCCGTCATATCGTCTTTTCCTTGAAGCTGGAGTTCAACATGAGTTTCGCCGCCCGCCGCATCTGGCGGACGAGCTCGGTTTCCTTGTCCCGGAAGAACCGCGCATGCTTGACGTTGGAGACCCTGGCCGATGGCAGCATCGGAAAGGTCACCACCGAGATTTCCCAGAGATCGGCTTCCAGGATGCGCCGCACGCCGGTCCTGGCATCGGCCCGCGCCTTGATGGTGCGGAAGCCGATCGAAAGCCCGTCGAGCGCCCCGCTCTTCATCAGCGCGTGCACCTCGCGGGCACGGGCGACGCCGGGCGAAAGCACGCCCTCGACATAGAGCCCGCGGGCATCCTCGCGGATCACCTTCCAGGCGCCGATCGGCTCGGCCGGATCGTGCTGGTAGAGCATGCGGACACCGCCCGCGCCGCGCTCGACGAGCGAATTCCGGAAAGCGCCGCGCTCGATCGTGTCCTTGCCGAGATCGACCTCGCCGAAGATGCTGGCATAGCCGGAAAAAATGCCGTCGCCGGTCACACCGGCAAGTTCCAGATTGGCGAATTTGCGCATGGCGGGACGCTGCCCGCGGTAAGCGTGCATGGGATTTCTCCTGTGATTTTGGGGAATTTTGCCCCTCATCCGGCTGCCGCCACCTTCTCCCCGTCTTGACGGGGAGAAGGGATATGTCGCGCCGTTTTGCATCTCCACGATGTTGGCGTGTGGCGCGTATCCTCTCCCCGCCTGCGGGGAGAGGGTTAGGGTGAGGGGCAATTAAGAGAGGTCAAAGCCGCCCCCTCCCCCTTGCGGGGAGGGGGGCCGGCAGGCCGGGAGGGGTAACAAACTCCGTTTGAAGCGGTCAAAGCTAACCGCCACCCGCCCTTCCCCCATACCTCTCCGCCACCCGGGCGAGCGCGCCGAGCACCCACCAGGCCGAAAGGCTCGCGGCGGCCGCTCCCGTCAGCATCACCTCCGCGCCGGAAAGCGCGTCTGCAATGCCGAGCCGCTCCACCAGCCACAGCCCGGTCGGACCGCCGAAGATCAGCCCGCAGCTCATGCCGGTCATGAAACGGCTCGCCGCCTCGCGCCGGCTCTTCGGCAGGAGATAGATCAGCGAAATGCCGGCTCCCGCCGTCGCACCCACGGCCTTCGCCGCCCACACGCTTGGTTCGTTTCCAAGGTCAGCCAT